TACGATACTCTTTCTTCAAGATACACAAGAGCTTTAGCTAGGTCAATGCAAACAACTAAACAAGTGAAAGCAGCTAACGTATTAAACAATGCGTTTAGTTCTTCATATGTTGGTGGAGACGGGAAAGAGCTTTGTGCTACAGACCATCCTACTGTTGCTAATGTTGACTTAAGAAACGAACTAGCTACTGCGGCTGACTTAAATGAGACTTCTCTTGAACAAGCGTTGATTGACATCGCTGATTTCAAAGATGAAAGAAATCTTAAAGTTAATGCACAGGCGAAAAAATTAATTATTCCGCCTGCTTTACAATTCGTAGCAGATAGACTGATGGAAACTCCTGGAAGAGTTAGTACCTCAGATAATGACATCAATGCAATCAGAAACATGGGAATGATTTCTGAAGGTTATGTTGTAAACCATTATCTAACAGATACTGATGCTTTCTTTATCAAAACTGACGTACCTAACGGGTTAAAACACTTTGTTAGAACTCCTGTATCAACTAGTATGGAAGGCGACTTCGAAACTGGTAATGTAAGATACAAAGCTAGAGAACGTTACAGCTTTGGTTGGAGTGACTGGAGAGGTATCTTCGGTTCACCTGGAGCATAGTTCACTTTCGTGAAAAAATTAAGGGAGCTTCGGCTCCCTTTCTTTTTTGATTTTAATGATGTATCATGACAAGAGTTCTAGGATTAATATAATAATCTATCGACTGACCTAGCAGACAAGCCAAGACGATAGAGTTTATTAAGGAGACTTAATATGGCAAAATCAACATTTTCAGGTCCTGTAAAATCATTAGCAGGATTCATCGCAGCAGGTAATGCTAACGTCGTTAGTTTAACTGCAGACACAAGTATCACAGTAGCAGACCATGCAGGTAAAGTTCTTGTATGTAATGACGCAGACGGTAAGTTTACTTTACCTTCAATCGTAGCAACTGCCCCAGGAAGTAACGACGACCCAAATCAAACAAATAACTTAGGTGCTACATTTACTTTTATAGTAGTTACAGCAGCAACAGATATGGACATCTTAACTGATGGAACTGATAAATTTGTGGGTGGGTTATATACTGGTGTTACTGATGCAACAGGTAAAACATTTATTTCAGGTGCATCTAACGATGTTATCACAATGAACGGGTCAACTAAAGGTGGATTAGCAGGTAGTATTGTTAAATGTACAGCAATGGCTACTGCTAAATATGCTGTAGAAGGTATTATTTTAGGTTCAGGAACTTTAGTTACTCCATTCGCTGACGCTTAATAGGAGCTTAATATGAGTTCATCCGATGTAAAAGCAACTAAGGCTTTAACAGCCACAGGGCAACTACAAGGGTTCATAGGCACTGGTGCAGGTACTGCAACCAACTTAGGTCCAATAAGAATTCAATCTGTACAGGCACAAGCAAGTGCAGCAGACGGTTCTATAAAAATCTACGATGGAACTAGTGCTAGCGGAACTAAGCTTTTAATAGAGTTTAAATTCGGTTCAGCGGCAAATGAATCTTTTGACCACTATCTACCTAATGATGGAGTTAAGTTCAATACAGGAGCCTATGTCGTATTAGCTAATTGCGACTTTTTTGTAGCATACTACAACTAATATGGCAACCTCAGGAACTCGTGCATTTAGTTTAGATGTAGCGACCGCAATCGAAGAAGCGTACGAACTTGCAGGATTAGAAGCTCGTACGTCCTATGACGCAGTAACTGCAAGACGTTCTTTAAACATTATGTTTGCGGATTGGTCAAACAGAGGTATTCAAATGTGGGAAGTTTCTAAAGCAGAACTTACCCTAACGCAAGGAACTAATGAGTACACCCTTAATAGCTTTGATATAGATATTTTAGACGCTTATATAGAAAGAACAGAAAATAATACTGTTACTGATTACACCCTATCCAGGGTAGACAGGAATGAATATATAAGTGTTCCTAATAAATCGACACAAGCAAGAGCAACAGAATATTGGTTAGAAAGGTTAAAAACTCCAGTTATTCATTTATACCCAACGCCCGAGAATTCAACCGACAAACTCGTTTACTATGTTTGGCGTAGAATCGAAGATAATACGGCACAGGTTAACGATGTAGATATACCCAGTAGGTTTATGCCGTGTGTAGTTTCAGGCTTAGCTTATTATATTTGTTTAAAAAAGAATGTTCAAAAACTTGCTATAATGAAAGAACAATACGAACAGGACTTAGCAAACGCTTTAAGGTATGACGAAGACCGTTCACCTTTAAGACTTGTCCCTAAACATGAGTATATCTAATGTCATACGCCTCAGGTAAATACGCTTATTTTATATGTGATACTTGCGGCTTTAGATATCCTTACAAATCTGCAAAAGGTAATTGGGAGAATTTCAGAACCTGTCATGAATGTTACGAGCCAAAACATCCTCAACTGGACCCGCCTAGTATTTCAGCAGACGCAGAAGTTCTTTGGAAACCTCGCCCTGACGTTTCTTTACCTAAAAGTCAATTAGGGGTTATAATCACTACAAACGCAGGGAGCGGTATGACTTTTAAAGCTGACCCTGTAGGAACAGCTTTTGATGGACTAGGAGCAACTAGTGGTTTAGGAAGCGTAACAGTGGGTATAGCATAATGGCAGGATTTACATATAGTGGATTAAAAACAGCGGTCCAGAATTATTTAGATAATACTGAAACTACCTTTGTAAACACCTTAGATACTTTTATACAGACAACAGAAGAACGTATTTTAAAATCTGTACAGCTTCCTGTTTTCCGTAAAAATGTCACAGGAACATTGACTCAAGACAATACTTATTTATCTACGCCGACGGATTTTTTATCACCATTTAGTTTAGCTTTGATAGACGGAAGTAATAACTATAGTTATTTATTATTAAAACACGTTTCTTTTATTAGAGATTACACACCGCAACAAGCCACAACTGGCGAACCTCTTTACTATGCTCAGTTTGATGAAGACACTTTTATAGTAGCCCCTACACCAAATACAAATTATTCTGTTGAACTTCACTATAACTACAGACCTAATTCATTAACTACTGTGGGAGACGACAATCAAACTTGGTTATCTGATAATGCTCCTAATGCTATGTTATACGGTTCTTTAGTAGAAGGTGCTGTTTTTATGAAAGCTGACCCAAATACAATATCATTGTACGAACAAAAATATCAAGAAGCTTTAGCTATGTTAAAATTATTAGGTGAGTATAAAGATGTTAGAGACGAAGCAAGAAACGACCAAATTAAAATAATGCCGCAAGGAACAACGAATGTTTAGTGTAGATGTAAAACCAACATTAGGAACTGTTAATGTTCAAACAACAGATAATAAAGGTTTAAGTCCTGAATATTGGACTGAAAGATTAGTAGAAAAACTTATTGGTATAAGTGATAACGCTGACCCTATGGTAAAAGCCCAAGCAGAAGCGTTTAAAGACACGATACAACAAGTTATTTTATTATATATAAAGCAAGCTATTGCAAGTGATAGAGCGACAGTAGCGGGTTTATTAGAAAAACAAGGTCATAAACAAATGGCTGATATCATAAGGAGAATATAATGGCAATAACGCAAGCAATGTGTACATCATTTAAAAAAGAATTAATGACTGCTACACATAATTTTACCGCAGCAAGTGACCAATTTAAGTTAGCACTTTATACAAGTAGTGCTTCTTTAGACGCGGCTACTACTGCATATACTTCGAGTAACGAAGTGAGTGGAACTGGATATACTGCTAAAGGTGCATTTTTAACAAGTGTTACCCCCACAACCTCGGGTACAACAGCTTTAACTGATTTTAATGATTTAACATTCAGTACTGCTACAATCACTGCAAGAGGTGCATTAATCTATAACGAAGCTGCAAGTGGAGACCCCTCAGTATGTGTATTAGATTTTGGTGGCGATAAAACGTCAACAGCGGGTGATTTTACAATTCAATTCCCAACAGCAGATGCTTCAAACGCTATTATAAGAATAGCTTAAATCACTTATGTCGAGTGTGACAGGTTGGGGTCGAGGTACTTGGAGCAGTGCTGCTTGGGGTGCATCTTTACCTGTTGAACTAACAGGAGTTTCCGCTACAGGTTCTGTTACTAGTGTAACTACTGTAGCAGAAGCTAATATAACACTTACAGGTGTTGCAGGAACCGTAACTTTAGGTAATGAAACAGTAGCCGCTAATGCAGATGTAAGCGTTACTGGTTTCAGTCTTACTTCTTCATTAGGAAATGAAACGGTAATAGGCACAGCTGTTATTTTACCTACAGGTGTTTCATCAACAGGAACGTTAGGTGACGAAAGCGTAGTAGCAGAAGCTAATATTTCACCTACAGGTGTTTCATCAACAGGAACGTTAGGTGACGAAACAGTAATAGGTACCGCTAATATCTCACCTACAGGTATTGCTGGAACAGGTACTTTAGGTGATGAAAGTGTTGCAGCAGATGCTAATACCACAACAACAGGTAATGTAGGTACTTCTGCATTAGGTAATGCTATTACGGCAGGAGCAGCAGTAACGGGTGTTACCGCTGTAGCTTCAGTTACAAGTTTAGGTGAAGAAACCGTTACAGCAGGAGCAAATGTAGCTGTTACAGGTCCAGGACTTACTTCAACGTTAGGTACGGTTACACAAAGAACTTCTAATACAATAAGCGTAACAGGTTTAGCAGGAACTTCAGGAGTAGGTTCTGTAACCCTTATAGCTAAAGCGGTTGTGGCTCTTACAGGAGTAGAAGGACAGGGTAAAGTTAAAACTGTAAACATTTGGGGATTAGTAAACGATACTCAAACACCAAGTTATTCAGATGTTTCAACAACTCAAACACCCAACTATTCAACTATTTCAGATACTCAAACACCAAATTGGAAAGAAGTTGCTTAACAATTACATAAAAAATAAGGTATAATCAAAAACGGAGAACAAAAATGGCAAGTACATACGTAAATGACTTAAGACTTAACGAGATGGCTACTGGGGATGCTAGTGGTACATGGGGCGAAGTTACAAACACAAACTTAGAATTAATTGCTGAAGCTTTTAGTTATGGTACTGAAGCTATAACAACTAATGCTGATACGCATACAACAACTATAGCAGACGGAGCAACCGACCCTGGAAGGTCAATGTACCTTAAATATACAGGTACTTTAGATTCAGCCTGTACTATTACCATCGGTCCTAACACCGTTAGTAAAATGTGGTTTATTGAAAACGCTACTAGCGGTTCTCAAAATATAATCATTTCCCAAGGTAGTGGAGCTAATATCACTATTCCTGCAGGAGACGTAAAAGTAGTTTACTCAGACGGAGCAGGAAGTGGAGCAGCTATTACTGACGCTTTCGCTAGTCTTAACGTAGTAGATTTAAAAGTACAAGACGATTTAACCGTAACTGACGATATGACTGTTGGCGGTACTTTAGGTGTAACTGGAGTTTTAACAGCTACCTCACTAGACATATCAGGCGATATAGACGTAGATGGTACAACTAACCTAGACGTAGTAGATATAGACGGAGCTGTAGACTTTGCATCTACAACAGCTCACGCAGGTAATGCAACCTTTGCTGACAATGCTAAAGCCATCTTTGGAGCTGGTTCAGATTTACAGATTTATCATACTGGAACTGAAAGTTGGATTAAAGATGCAGGTACTGGAAATTTTTATATTGACTCAAATGGTGCAGCGATTCAACTAACTGCAAATGGTGCGGCAGAAAATATGCTAAATGCTGTTCCTAACGGTGGCATTACGCTATACCACGACAACGCAGTAAAACTAGCCACAAGCTCAACAGGTATAGACGTAACAGGTACAGTAACTGCTACAGGTACTTCAGTCTTTGCAAGTCTAGACATCTCAGGTGATGTAGATGTAGACGGAACTACTAATTTAGATGTAGTAGATATAGACGGAGCTGTAGATATGGCTTCTACTCTAGTGATTGCTGATAATATAACACTAGCAGCAGGTAAATTATTACGATTCTCAGATACTTCTTACATAACACCTGAAAATAATAGCACAGGAGCCGAAATAAGCACCGCAGGAACTTTTGTAGTAAAAACAGGCTCAACACCTACTTTGCATTTTAAAGTAGGAGGAGACGGCTCTCTATCCACTCCAACGCTAGGAACATCTAACGTACGTTTTGGTGTCAACGCAGGTAACTCCATTGTTAGTGGTGGTAATTATAATGTTGTCGTAGGTGATGAAGCAGGTACTGCGATTACCACTGGTGAT